GTTCGCGAGCACCCGCAAGCGTGGTATGGGGGGTTCACAGTACCTTGCCGGTCGAAAAAATTTTGGGCGACCGGGCAAGGTATCTGCCACGCCCGCTCTTGACCGCTGTCGCTGTTATTACGGGGTAGACAGGAGAACGCCCGCAAACAATACTGACCTCGCTCTGTGGGGCTGTCAGATATGTTTACGGGCATATTCAATATCGTAGGTTTAAATGTAGGATAATATCTCTGCCTTGCTGTAGGTTTCTCCCTTGGCCATCATGGCAATGAACTCGTCTTTGCTGAAATCAGAAAGACGGAAGACTTCTTCCGGTCTCATCCCCAGCTGCCGACATATCTCTTTTGTGCTCTTACCGTCGGATAACAGCTTCTTGACGATAGCCTTCATAGGTTCTAACAGGTGTGTGCCTCGGGCCCGGTTGTGCGTTATGGTGCCGTACATGTCCTCGGCTTCGTCGCTATGGGCTACGATTACCACGGGGACTTTGTTGCCCAGCAGGGTTTTGAGAGGCTCACGCCCTGCCACCGTCCAGCGATGGAATCCGTCTATGATGGTGTAATCGGGGCGTACCACGATAGGCAGCGTCCATCCGTTCGTCTGTATAGACTGGACGAGCAGCTGCAGGTTCTCCTCGCTTACCTTGTTGGGGTTGTAGTCGTTGGCATGGAGCCTGTCTCGGTCTACCCATTGCAGCGAGGAAAGGGGTGCGAACAAATCCTGTTTCATTTCTTTTCACCCCCTTGCACACGGAATTTCTTTGCGTACTCGGCATAGGCTCCGTAGATGTCCTGGAAGATCGCCCTGAGGGAACGCATCTTCGGGTCGCCCGCAATAAGTGCGTCGTGCATCTTCCGGTAATCCCTCGGCCTTGCCATACCGTCCGTCTTCACATAGAGGCGTTTGTATTGCGCCGCCACTCTCCGGGTGGTAGGGTTGGTGAAAAGTTTGTCAAAGTTCTCGAACAGCATCAGCCGGGTCAGTTCTTTGTAGTCTTTCTTCTCGCCGGCTTCGTTCTTTCTCCGTGTCCTGCTGTTCCGTTTGTACCATTCCGTGTCCCAGTAGAGCATGACGAGGTAGGCGTTCGGTTCCCGCTTCTCGATTCTGCTCCACAGGTCCGGGTCGGTTTCCGCCACATGCTTCAGTCCCCGGAGGGAATCCGCTGCAAAGAAATTGCTTATCCGGAGGGAGTGGCGGTTCTCCCCGGCCTGGTATATCCAGAGGTAAGCCTCTGGAATATCCAGGTGATGGTCCCGAATGTACAGCCACACGTCTTTGTCACGCCAGTCGTAAATCGGGAAAATGATATTGTTGCCGGTTATGCCTTTCCGGCCCAGATTCAGCTGCGCCATGTACTGTAATCGCTGGACGCTCTCCGCTGCTCGAACACCGGTCAACATAATACCATCCTTGGTTATCCTCGGCAGGAAGGTTTGGTAGTTCTCCTTGCCGATGCCCGTCAGGTACGGGCTCTGCATGATGGCGAAGGGCGGGGGCTTGCGCACCCATACATCCTCTTTTCCCGGTTCCCAGGTTATCCAGCTTTCAGAATTGGTCAGATGGTTGAAACAGGAAACCTGCTTCAGCGGAAGGCAATACCATCTGAATTCCGGGCAGCCGGCCATGAGGAATTTCTTCCTCCATTCCATCATGGCTTCGATACAACAGTCATAAATGGCTTCTTCGTCAATGAATACCAGCGTCAGCTGCTTGGGGTCTATCTCTCCCCTGCGTATCAGCTGGAGTGTCAGATCTGCCAGGCATATCGAGTCCTTGCCGCCGGACAGGCTCATATATACCGGCACACCGTTGGAAAAAACGTTCTTTATCCGCATTGTGGCCGCTTCGACGACCGTCATGCTGGATTGTGTCCGCTTTACAGCCATATCCTGCGGTTGCAATGGGGACACACAACGAAACGGCGGGAAATCCCCTCAGGCGTCGTTTCCTCGTTTTCGGGGGCGGACTGTTGTCCGGGCCCTGGAACGCCAGCAGGGACGATTTCCTCCGCATTGGCGGCGAATTCAGCGTCCTTCTTCTCATAGACTTCTTTCGCTTGCTTAATCTCTTCTTTTTTGTCCTCGTCTATCATTCCATACGAGGACATCATCTCGTCCACATCCGTCATATCTGCCGTAAGCGTCCGGAGCAGTTCCTCATCGTAACCGGGGATGTCCAAATCGTCCCCCAATTCCTTCAGCAGCTGGTCGAAGGCGCTCATGTCGTCCACGCCCAGGTCGAAGATTCTGTTGTCGCTGGCCATCATCTTCTTTTTGTCGATGTCGCTCATGCCCTCTTTTACAAGGCAGTGCGCTTCGGTCCAGCCCAGCTCCGTCATCGCCTGAAAAAGTCCATTGCCAATCCAAATGACATTGTTTTCGTCAATCACTATCAGGCGGGTCTGTCCATTCTTCTGAATGGAACGCTTCAGCTCCTTAATCTGTTTGTCCGGGTGCATGCGCACATTTATCTCCGGGTGCTTCAGATCAGACAGCTTCCGTTTGACGATTTTCAGTTTCTCGTTCATAGCCAGGCCTCCTTATGCTCTTCCCAAAAATCCCAGGTCAAGGCAAACAGGATAGCGCCGACGACGAAATAAATCCGTACGCTGGCCATGAGCGTCCACATCCCCATGACTCCCAAAGGAATCAGGATGTGCCATCCGAGAATCAGCCCGGCGTTTATAATCAGCCCCAGCTTTTTCCCGAACGAAATATAAATGCTGTACATGGCACTGGATAACGTGGATGTGCCGATAATCGTAATCAGTATGGCTTTCACAAGATTCAGCACCGGCGTGAACTGCGCCCATGCCAGCCCGAAGATTATGGCCATGTAGATTCCGAAGAAGATACCGCCCAGGGTAAATGCCTTCTGAACGTCAACTTTCGCCGTACCGTCTTCGTTTTTCTCGTTGTAATCAAGAATCCGGAAGAAGTACGGATAAGTGAACGGCCCCGGCAGCAACAGAATCGCTTTCCAAATTCCTTCCCGCATCGGCTCGGCCGTCAACCCCATTGAAATGGTGTTGTAGTGCCCGGCAGAGTGGCAGAGTGCTGCGATTGTCACACCGACAGCCAGCAGGTAAACGATTATCCACCCGAAGCCGTCTGTGAGAACGTTGCGTATCATGCCGAAGCGATAGAGAATGGCGAGGAAGATTACCGCTTCGGCATACGCAATGTACATCCCGGTGTCCGGGCCGAGAATCGTATCTTGGAAGACGGCCTGCATGCCGTTCATACCTAACCACGACTGGAACACACACATGATGCCGCATATCCACAGCATCACTTTTGAGCGGAAAACTTCCCGGGCCTTCGGTATCTTTAATGCCAGGTAGCCGAACAAGATGCAGGCGACAGTGTTCCCGAATACCCAAATCAGGGAAGGGATAACGCCCAGCTTCTGTGTCATGACCACGCCGTTCATCAGGGAACCGATACCGGCCCATGTTGCGCAAATTGACAGCGCATAGTACAGCAGGGGATTACTTTTGAATTTCTCTTTTACTGACAACATTCAGTATTGCCTCCTTTTTTTGTGACTGGAACACACACATGATGCCGCCTGGCGTAGCGGAGCATTGTTGTCCCGTCGCTGTGCAAAGGAGAAACACAGCGCAAAAATGCCTCCTTTCCGTAAATAGTAACGGCCTCCCCGGAAGATCCGGAAAGGCCGTCGGGCTATTCGATTAGATTTTTGCAGCTTAACCATAGCATAAACATTTGAGTGTTTGCAAGTGTCACGACGGGTCGTGGGGTGTCACGGCGTGTCGTCGGGTGTCGTGAGGTGTCGCCGGACAGCAGATTTTACAGCGTCCTCTGTTGCGCCAGGGCCCACCATGTCTGCAACTTCGCACCATGCGAGCCCGTAGATGAAGCGGAAACGATAGATTAACCTTAATCGGTCATCTTCGACAGAATCTATAAATTCCCGAATCGGTTTCTCGCTCTTTTCGGTTTCCGCCTTCAGATAGTCCATCCGTGAGGACAGATCTGCAAGTTCCGCCGCCAGGACACCCACTTTGTCGCTTACCCCGGTCCCGTGCGGCATGCCTGTCAGTGCCTGCGCACCCAGGCTCTTTGCTTCCACCGTCTGATACAGTTCCTGCACTTTTTGTAGTTTTATTACTAAATCCAAATGCTGGTTCAGAGTCGCTAAATCCAATTTGCCACCTCAAATGTAATTACGCCCGATTAGTTTCATAAAATCCTCATGCGAATGCTCCTTTTCATATTCTTTTTGTGCTTCGGCTTTCAGCCGGTTACTCAGCTCTGCGTTGAAATGGACTCCCTTGTCGCTCATGTTATGGCAGGCATGACAGAGGGGAACCAGGAATCCGTTCTTCGTGGAGATGTCCCGCAAAGGACCTCCGAAGATGTGATGCACACATTGTGCCCTGCCGCCGCAGAGGTAGCAATGGTCATAGTCTTCTGTAAGTACGCTGATTTTGTTCGCCATTCATTTCCACGATTCCTTTCCGTCAAATTTCATCTTCGTTTTTGCCGGCCACGGCTCTGTATGGTCGTTGTCTACCATACCGCCGCACTTTGAGCACTGTTGCAGGCCACGCTTCCGGGCTACGAACCGGAAGCACCAGGGGCAGCCGTAATAGATTTTGCCCAGCCCCTTCGTTTCCTGCTTCTCAAGTATGTTTCTTGGTTTTGCCATCTTACCACCACCTATACACAAATATCACGAGTGACCAGAATCCGATTAGCATACCTACGATAAGAAGGACGTCAATGTTCATCTTTCTCACTCTCCTGCTTGTACTTCTCGGCCCTCTTTTCGCTTACCCAGCACCGGCCTTTACAGAACGGACACTCAAAATCAAAGATGATTTTTCCTTTATACCCTTTAACGAAATACCCTATCATTCCCCGGCCATCGCAGTGTGGGCATTTAACCATCTTTCTTGCCATTTTTCTTTGCCTCCTGCCTTTTTAGGAATTCCTTCCATGCTCGCTGCAGGTCTTTTGCGTTCTTTTCTCTGATTTCTTCGGATGTCATCTCTTTTTCCTCCGGTACTCGTGAGACATCATAATGTGATAACTCAGCAGGTTCAGTTCCTGTTCCGCATGGCTACGATCTTCCTCAGGAATGTCTTTTCCTTGTAGAAATTTCCATAACGCAAAGGCCCGCTGGTACATCATGTATCGCTGCCACATTTTTTCTACCTCCCATTCCCAGCCCGTACTTTTAACAGTTTGAAATACCATTCATATTGAGGCGCAGGAAGATTCGGTATTTCTGCCCTTGGCTTTCTGTACCCCGTTTTCTTAACCAAAACGAAGGAAGGACAAGCACTGTAAGTGCTTGGTATCAGCATCCAATACCCGGAATTCCCTGAGAGCCTTAGTTCTATCATTTTCTTCCGCACCTTCTTTCTTCGTCACCCGACACAATTATCCATGCGGCCAGGTTTTCGTTCATTCGTGCCCTCCTACTCATTCATTTTGTCCTCCAAAAGCATTATCAACACTTCTAAAACCAAAATAGCCAACTCATCATGAATCCTGCCCATTTCAAGTCGGTCTTTCATTCCCGCCAACCTTCTGTATTTTTCTGCCCATCGGTTTTTGTTATTCATTCGTGCGCCTCCTTAATAATCCAGCTTCCGTCCGCAGTTGGGGCAGTAGTTCAGAGGAATGTCGATGTTTTCCTCCGCTTTCAGCTCTCCATCGTCGCTCATGCCCTGTACATAGAAGGACATGAAGCCGTTGTCCGGATAGATTTCCAGCCCCGCCGATACGTTCCTCGCTTCTTCGGCTATTCGGATAATCTGCTCTCCCTGGCACCATTCACACGGGGTTCTTTTTCTGGCCATCGTTTCGCACCGTCCGTTTCCCATTTCCCTATCATAATCGAGTCCCTAATGTCGCCGGAGTTCCAGGCTCCTATTGCCATGCCGAGAAGGACATAGCCGTCAGTGCGCCTGCCACATTCGGGGCAGAGGACCTGATAATAGGCTCGGCCCGAATCGGTTTCATGCGTTCTTACTATCGGAGTGCCTCCACACTCGCATTTTTTAATCGGTTCCATCGTGTTTCTCCTCCAGCAGCTCCGGATTGTCGAAGATAGTTCCGATTACCTTGACCGGGCAGCCGTATTCAAACACGCCGGCAAGTTTGTAGGAAAAGTCGCCTTGGTAAAGTGTCTTGACGTTCTTCCAAATCTCCCAGCAGCCTTCGTCGAATTTCACAACACCACGGCGCTTCAGCTCATCACAGCCCATGTTTTCATAGACGGTGAAGTCCACAATGTCGCCTTCGTAGATGTCGGAGTCGTTGATGTCCTTGTAACCGGTGTACTGCCCGATGGTTTCCGGGTCGATTTCTTTCCTGCGGTATCCGTCGGAAATGCTCGGCTCCCGCCATGTTGTGAACTCTGCCGGGATGTACACGCCATAGCACCATTTTTCAGAAAAGGCATCTTTGCCTCGGAATTTAATCTCTCGGTAACTCATTTCAAAGCCTCCTCGTTGCAATGTGAAACAGCAGCCCAATTATGATTCCCAGCAGGACATACAGGTCGGTCGGTAATTTAATCTCCATTTTTCGGTTCCTCCCCTTCCGGATCGTCATACCCTGTAAGGCATCTGGGCGAATCCCACTTGATACGATACCCGCAGTTCGGGCAGAAATTGTCGCCTACGTCTAAATGGCTCCGGCCGCAGTTACTACACACCCAATAGCTGTAAATGGCTCTGCTGGCTTTGTAGTATCTCGGCTTCACGCCTTCCATCTGGCGCCGACTATACTTAAGTAGTCTCACGATTCGCTCCGGCATATCGGCATACCGCTTTTCGCTATGCAGCCTCATAGTGTCAGCCTGGCCTTCGATGTACTGAATCGCTTCGTCAACACTGCACATGCTCATTCCAGCTCCTCCCGCTTTAACCAATCAATAAGATTAAGTTTCCCAGCTAATCCGCACCATTTACACTGACAGGTTTCACAGTTAAGCAACTGTTCTGCACACCTTTCAGCAAACCGCTCAGCTTCGCTTATAAACTCTGCTAACGTTTCGGGGGATTCTGTTATGCGTTCAAAATTGGTCCGCACTTTAGCAGTATACCCACATTGATAGCAGTAAAATGTGTGACCAACAGTTGTCCCGGAGCCTCCACATTTAGGACATTTCATTCTGTATCACTCTCCTGTTTTAGCCATTTTTTAATTCCGTTTGTGTCGCATGTACCCGTCAATGGGCATTCGTCACAGTCACCATGATTGTCGCAAGCACAGACTAAAACCAAGTTAATGAACTCTGCCAACTTCTCCGGCGATTTTGTTATGCGTTCAAAGTTAGTCATTTCACATATCCTCAATTATCTTCCTCGCACTTTCTGGCCAATGAGTATTTTCGTCCCATTCGGTTTCTTCGGCAGGAATCCAACATTCGATTTCTTCCCAGTCTAATGCGCTTTCTAAAACAATAACCGGAGTGGCCCAGTAAGATTTCAGGTACGGTTTCCACTCGTCAGAAATTTTGCCGTCCCTCCAAATGACTGCGCCTGTCCAAAACCAGTCCTCGGAAAGTCCGGCAGCAGCCTTCTCCGGATTCCTCTCTTTGATGATTCGTGCCGCCTTGTCCCAGTCGAACACTTTATAATGCGAGCCGTTTTCCCTGGCTTTTTTCTGCAAGATTTCGTTTCTCGCATACTTTGCGCTAATCTCGTCAATGTAGTCCATCGTTTTTTCACCTCACTTAACAATTAAAATGAAACCATTTTCCTGGCCTCACGAAATTGGTTTGTAAGCTACTCGTTGCGCTGACTTTCCGCTGACTTTTCGCTGAATCTTTGATTCCAAAGTGCACTTGCCGTCAGCTCCGAACAACATTTCATTGTTTGTACGCCACACTTTGAGCACTCCACATAATACGTTGTTGTTGATTCAAACGAAAGACTGCCGTCATTCATCATTGTTTCTACTGCATCTGCATAGTGTTCTTGAACGGAAGCAAACCCACCACAAAATGGGCAGAGCTTCAATTCGGAGTATCTATTCGACATTTAAGCCACCTCCTGCCAAACTCCCAGCATTCGGCCTCGGTATTCATAAAGATGTCCAGCCTATCCCGGTAGCCGCCTCCGAATCTGTCCGTTATCGTCAGCACCCGGCCATCCGGTAAAGTCACTCTGGAACCAAAAGGCAGGTGGTCAGCTGCCGCCATGCCAACCTGGGGCCATTTCCCGGAAGCGGTTCTGTTCCCGGTATGGCAATAGGCGGAGCAGTTGAGGATCTGCCAAAACACGGCCAGTAAAATCAGACTTCGCATCATGACTTTCTCTCTTTCTTCCAAAACATTGGGTTCCCAGCTTTTATCAAAAAGCACAATTCTCCCATCCATTCATCGTTTTTTCTGTAAAAGACACAGCTTGGGCAAGTTGCATGAGAACTGCAATACTTGTGAATAGTTTTCATGGCTTTTAAGGCTTTTTTCTGCTTTTTCTTAACTTTTTTGCTCATGTCCTTCCGCCCCACTTTCTGCCAGTTAGGCGCTCATATACTTCGTATTGGTGAGCTTTTGCTTCGGCTTGGGTACGGAAACAGTTGCCACATTGCTTTTTTAAGTAATCATCACTGTCGCCGGTCCACTCATTATCTGCAACATCAATATCGGAAGCTTCTCGCCAATAAACTTCCCAAAATTCTTCCCCATATTTTGGTTCAAAGGGAAGTTTGATAATACTGATTTTCCCATTAAGAAGGCCTGTAATTGTGCCAGTGGATGACCAGCCGGTTTCAGATGGACAATGAATATAATTACTGAATTCTAAACCACACTCTGAAAAGCGATACCGACTGCTTTTGTAGCCGGGGCCTGCAATTTTCGGAAGGACTTCAAATTCTTCGCCGATTTCAACGCCCAGCATCTTAGCTATTTCTGGAATATAATTCTTCGTGGGTTTTCCTTTCCGGTTATTCCATTCTTGTACTGCGCCCGGTATATCAACAGCTTCAAGGTCTACAGTTTTTCCGCACTCACGGCACTCTGCATAAAAATTCGCATCATGACCGCCAAATCTTATATCAACCTCTCCGCCGCATTCACAAAGATTCAGACTCATTTCAGCACCCCCTATACCTGCATACCTTCCGGATATTTAGTCGTCAGCGGCCGGTAATTGGCGTCGCCGTCCCTTTCTGTCTTCCCGCATTTCTTGCATTTCATGCCCGGGATAACGTTCTCATGGAAGTTTGCATCATCGTAGCCCCAGTCTTCTTCCGTATGGCCACAGAACGGACACTCATATATAGCCTTGAAATCTCTCCGGTTCTGATAAGTAATTCTCTTAATTCTCATTGCTCTTTTCCTCCTATGTATACAAATATTGCTTTCCGTCTCCTTTTGCTACCTCAAAATGTTCTTCGAGGAATGGTATCATCAGATATAAGACAGCGCTGTCGTCCACCCGGCAAATTACCACAAAAGGGGCTTCATAGCAGTCCAATTCCCAATATTCGCCAGCTTTTCCGGTTATGCCAGCGATGTTAAAGTCCTTAATGCATTTGAATATCATCGGTCCACCTCTCCGATCAGCCGGTCCAAATACCAGCGTGCCTTCTTTAGATCTTCCACGCCACCTTTATGCTGATACCGCCAGATGTACTTCATGGCGTTACCCTTTAGGTAACCCCGAAACTCGGAAGCCGTCATGCTGGCCTTTATTGCCTCGATACATTCAACGGCGCCCTGGGTGTAGTGGGCAGGGTGGTTCACCGTGTCGTCTAAAGTATCGTCAGCTGGCAGTATTCCCAGCGAGATACCTTTTGTTATGCTCGCCATGGCTTCCACAGCTGCATCTCCCACCTTATCAAGGGCTTTCTCGATATCATCTGCCGCATTTTTCAGATAGTTGACCATGCCTTCTGGCTCTTTCATAATCGCTTCCTTTTTCACCGGGACTTTCTTTTCCGGCTCCGGTTCGTTATACGCTTCCGTTTCTGCCATCACAGCATTTGCAACCGCATCCGGTTCCGGCTCCGGCAGATCGTCAAAGGGAAGTTCCTCTTCGGGTTCTTCCTTTGGCTCTTTCTTTTTCCGGTTCGCTTTCATCTTTGCCTTCGCTATGTTGGACACGACAACATCTTTGAGCGGATTCTGCTCCGCAAGGCAGGCCTGAATTTCTCCCTGGCTGCAATGCAACGCCAGGGCCAGCTTCTCCCTTGTCGACTCCCGGATACCTGCGCCCCGGTTAATGCTGGATAGTGTCGACCATTCAATGTCGCACTCGTTGACCAGATAGCTTCGGTTCTTCCCCATCTCTTCCAGCCTTTTGTCGATAAACTCTCGCAGGTTCATTTACTCCGCTCCTTTCAGCTGTTTGTTCTTGATGGCAATGTCCACACCTTCCTGGCGCAGCCCTTCGATAATCTCGTCCACGGTAATCATGTCCTTGGTGTTGATGCTCCCCACGATGTCGTAAACTTTGTCTACCAACGGAGCCAGCCTTTTCGTTCCGAAGTGATGATCGTCATGGAGGGCCAGCATGGTCGCCACGATAGCGTCATACACTCCGTCATAGTAGGATAGGCAGCTATGGCCATACGGCCATTTGTCGAATCCCTCGTGGTTCTTGGTCACTATCTCCTTCCACCTGGGTCGGCTCGTGATGTATTTCGGCGGTTCTTTTTTAGGTCTCATTTTTCAGCGCCTCCTGCCAGCATTCCGGGCATACATATTCCCCGGTACATTTCCCGTCTTCGTTGAACGACGGAAGCCCCCAAACATGAGGGCATTCCGTCTCAACAATCTCTTTAAACCTCGACGGGTCAGTTGTCTGTATCTCCTGCAGCTTCTCCCGAAGGAATCGGTTCGCTATCCGGCACGTCTGAGTCTTTTTCATAGATTTTTGCCTTTCCCGAAACAAGGTCTTTTTCCATCTGCGACATCTCATATCCCAGGCTCACAAGCCAATCGTACAGCGGGGACAGGATTTTGTTCTTTTTCCACTCGGGCCACGCCCTGCGGTACCCGTTTTCCGTCGGGCCGTTCTTTTCGCTGTCGCCCCAGGTCAGATAGACAAGCTTGGCCAGGTTCTCCTTGTTGTTCTTCCAATACCCTGCAAACAACTCTTCCCACTTGCTCGACTCGTAAGTGTTGGGGTCGTATTCGATTCCCAGCAGCGGGTAGAAGTTCGCATTGTTGTAGTAGACGTAGTGGAAACTTGCGGCCATGGTGCGAAGTAAGGCTCCGTGGAGGATAGCCTTCTCGTTTTTCGTGGTAACCGTCAGCCCCTCAATGAATGCCTTGCGTTTCTCGTACATCTCGTAAGCCTTCCGGTCAAGATACTCCCACGCCTTGGCTATCCGTTTCTCCTCCTCGATTTCTTCCTGGGTCCGCTTCACTCTCTCGGTCGGCGTGTAGAGGTACAGCTTCAGTTTGCAGGTGGAATCCTCAATGCTGTAAAAGTATTTCTTTCCCTCTTTCAGCTTGCCGATCTTCTTCAGAGCCGCAGGCCAGTCCATAATCTTGTAGTCTTCCCAGTCGCCCTGCTTGCTGTATTGGCTGTCCCACTCTTTGCCGGAAGGAATCTTGTTTATCTTGTTCTCTTTCAGCCATTTCGTCACATCGGGCATACATTTCTGCATGGCCTGCCGGTTCACTGCGCCGTTGAGTTTCCATCCAAACTCGCTCGTGCCGATTACATCAAGCAGTTTGTTCCGCTCCTCTGCATCCTCTATCTGCGCCAGCTTCTCAAAGTCTCCCAGGGGAATCTGCCGGCTGTCGACAACCTCTTTCAGTTTCCTCTGGTCTAACTCTGTCAGCTTCACCCTGCGGCGGATCGTCGTGGAGGAGAAGCCCGACTTCTCGGAAACTTCGTCCACGGTGTCGCCAAAGTCCAGCAGCATTTGGAAGCCCTGGGCCTCCTCGTACACCTTCAAGTCTTTCCGCTGCATGTTCTCCAGGAGCATGGTCTGTATCTGTTCCTTTTCGGACATGTTCGCTATGGTGCAGGGAACCTCTGTCAGCCCGGCCAGCTTCGACGCGGCCAGCCTGCGGTGTCCGATGATGACGGTGTAACCGCCCGGTACAAAGTTTTCCTCCGGGAAGGTCGCTTTCGCCATCTCCTTGGAAACGCCTTCTTGCTTGGCGATTTCTACCCATTCGTCCATCGTCATGTAGTGGCCTTTGATGACCGTCAGGTTCTGCAAAACACCGTTGGCCTTGATACTCGCTGCCAGCTCCTCCAAATCGTCCACATTCTTCCGGGGGTTGTCCGGGTGCGGATACAATTCAGATACCGGCAAATAAGTCAGTTCGCTCATATATGCTCCTTTCACCTATGGCTCAGTCTTCTAAATCTTCGACAGCTTCGCCCTCTGCCCGGAGTGCTTCGTCCACATCCGGCATAACCGGCATGAAGTTCTTTTTCAGCGCCTTGTTCTCAATGACATTCCGGAAGAAGAACTGCTGCCAGAAGGATACGATCTTCACGAAGATGTTTTTGATTTTCGTCTGTAACACATCGGTGATGACGAACGTGCCGTCCTCGAACCGGGTGCAGATGTGGCCATCTTTGAAAACCATAACCATCTTGGCATCGGGGTCGCTCTTTTCCTCGTCCTTCTTCATGTCCGGCATCAGCGTCCCCTGTTCGTACTGCTTCTGAACCTGGCTGATCGTCAGCCGAATGGGGTAGATTTCCTTTTCCAGCTTGTAGACTAATCCGTGCTCGTCGCAGAGCCCCTGTAATTTCTTTACCTGTGCATCATACATTCCAACTTCAGCTTCCATGTTTCATTGCTCCTTTCTCAATATCGTTTCGATGTAGGTCAGGCCTACCGCATAGGCCGCCCATAAATCTGCTTTCACTCCCGCAAAAAAGTCGGGATTCGCTTTTGTTCCCCGGCCTGTCCGGAAATCGTGGGTGCAAAACCTGTCTATCAGGGCCCGCCGTATTTCCGCATCTCCAGCCTTGCTGCTGCGGCAGATGTGCATCTTCTCTTCCATCCGGAAGATGTATTCCGGGGGATAGAACAGCTTCCGCCGCAGCGTTTCGTAAAACCTGCCAATCCACACAGCCGTGTCCAGGACATCTTTCCCGATAAGGTTGCCGTAGCTCTGCAACATCTCTATGGCTCCCCGGTCCTGCTCCTCAAAGTGTAGGCATTTGATATAGGCCTGCAACTCCTCGTTCTCCATCAGATGTGTGTACAATGGCCGAAGGGTTTCGCCGTCCATGATAACCATGGCACTCCTTGTCGAGCCCGGGTCTATCGCTATCACTTTCATCGCATTAACTCCCTTCGTACAAATCCTTTACCCTGTAATTCTTGGCCTTGTCCCTGCCGATGAAAAGGTTGTACCCTTTGCACCGTTCGTACATCCGGCTCCCGACTGCTTCGTCTATCTCGATGATGTTCCGAATCGACAGCTCGCAGCTGAACAGCGTGATGTACTTTTTGTCCTGATACCTTGCGTTCAAAATTTGGAACGCCAAGCTGACGTCCGCCGGCGTGGGCTTCACTCCCGCCTGGGTCTTGAAAAGGTCATCGATATATAAAACCGATGCCTTTGTCAGCTCGTCCATCCTCTTTCCGTAGGTGGCGTGGTCGTTTATCACGGCCTTCAATGCGGTGGACTCGTCCTTCCACATCATGTACTTGCACCCGGGAAGCTTCTTTATCAGCTCGTGCATTATGCCGGTGCAGATGTGAGTCTTTCCGCAGCCGACCTGCCCGCCGATGTAGAACCACTGGCCGGAAAGGTATCCGGAGTTTGCATACTCCCTGGCCTTGTTCATCATCTCCTGCTGGAACGGGTGGTAGGTGTAGAAGTTGTCCAGCGTCAGATCCTGACTCACACCGGACCGCTTTACCTCTGCCTCGTTCATCGCCTTCATGTGACATTCACATTCCTCGGCGAATTGGTACCCGTCGTACCAGTAGAACCGATAGCCCTCGTCCCCACACAGGGCGCATTTGGTCTTCGGGGTAATCTCCGGCGGAACATACACACGTTCCTGGAACTTTGCTCCCCGGTAGCACATCTCCAGCTTGTCCTGTTCAGAGAGCTGTCCGCTGTTCTTCTTCCCAGAGTCGGCGCATTGTTGGGTCATCCATGCCGGGAGGGAATCCTTGACCGGTTGCATTTCCATTTCCTGTTCCTCCGTCTGAATCTAAATATCTGCCCTCAAGAACCTTCGGGAAGTTGTTCGGCCGCACGAACCAGTCGAAGTCTATCGTCCATCCCTTTTTGTTATGGCCTAAAAGGAACGGACACCTGCCGATGATGTCGATGGCCTTCAGAATGTCTTCCTCGGAAAATTCCCGGAGCCTTGCCTGCAAAAGTTTCAACCTCTCGCCCCGGAGTGATACGATGTGATTTATCGGCAAAGTGTTCCAGGCATCCATGAATTTTTTATATCTGCCCGGTTTCGCCGGAGAGTCACTCCCCGGAGTGACGGTATTATTATCACCATCACCTTCACTATCACATTCACTATCACTATCACATTCATATTCATATTCCTTTGCAATTGGTTTTTTTGCTTTTGTTTGGTTTCCTTTGGTTTCTCCAAAAACCATTTGGTTTTTTTGCTTTTCTGAAAAACCATTTGGTTTTTTTGCTTTTTGGGTTTCGTCTGTTTTTGGTCTTCCGCCTTTACTCCCGGCAGCCTTGCGAGCATCACATACCGCTTGATAGTTTTCAGCCATCTTGTCCAGGCGAAGCTTGACGTTGGTCTTCCATGTGAAGTTCAGAATCGGAAAAGCCTCGAATTGAGGCTCTTCCTTTCTGATTTCGTAGGCGTAAATCGCCCTGATTAAAAGCCCGGCTTCCATCGGCGGTAAAGACAAGAAAACAGCTTCAAGGTCGTAAGACAAAACAAGCGATGATTTGCCCTGCATCCTGCTTTACCTCCTGTTAGAATGGTACTTCCTCGTCGAAGGGAACCTGGGTTCCCATGTTACTGAATGCATCTTGCTGCTGGTACTGTTGCTGTGGCGGCTGTGGGGGCTGATACCCTTGCTGTGTAGGATAGCCTCCCTGGGGGGGCTGCTGCGCCGACTGCTGCGGTTTCGCACTGTCCCCAAAGTAGAACCCTTGGACATTCACTTCATACGCTCTGCGGGCGTTTCCGTTCTTGTCCTGATAGTCCCGCATCTCCATCCGTCCGGTGACGGTAATCAGTCTCCCCTTTTTGAGGTACTGCCGGGCCAGATCTGCCGTTCCTTTCCATGCGATGCAGGTAAAGAAGTCTGTCGGCCGTGTTCCGTCCTGCAGCTTATAGTCCCGGTCTACCGCAAGGTACCAGCTCGCCACGGAGGTGCCGGACGGTGTTGTCCGGCATTCCGGGTCTTTGGTAAGCCTGCCCATAAGGCTAATAACGTTAAGCATCGAACGGACCTTCTTTCTTCAGCATGTCCGTGATAATTTCCATGACTTTGCCACGTTCGGAGCTGTATTCGCCGAATTTATTCAGCAGTTTGTTTACCAGCTCGACGGTGAATTCGCACCGGACAAGGTGCTTGTAGTAATCCACCGGGATAACGATTACCTCGTCCTCTTTTACCTCTTCGTCCTCGGGGGTAATGCTGAATACCTTTACATCATGCTCAAAATTGTTTTCCTTTTCGTTGAGGTCTTTTTCTTTTTCGTCCATGGTTATTCTCCTTTCTTCGTCCATGTTTCTTTATACCGGGCCAGCTGCTCCGGGGTGTCCGTTTCTACCCCCAGCTCTCTGGCCACTTCGATGGCCCCGTCGATTAGCTTCGCCATCTCGGCGGTGTCCATTTCGTGGGTGGATTTATACACTATGTAACAGTTGAACTTCACGTTATTGTCCGTCCGGACATCAAACAGTTTTGCGTACGGATAAATCTTTTCAACATCCACATGCTCCGGGAGTTTGAAACCTATAGTCTTGCCGTCCTTATCCTTAGCCACGACTCCGTAATTCAGCACCAGGGATTTCTTCGTTGCCTCGTCGCTGTCTCCCAATGCCCTGGCTATTTTGTTCACCAGGACATGGAAGTAAGCGTTCGCATTGAGGCTCCGTTTCTTCCGGTACTTTTTAATCTCGATACTCAGCTTCGGTTCCTCGTGCAGCTGGTCGAAAAGTTCCCGGCAGTCGCTGTCCATTTCCAATGTCAGCCTTTGCTTTCGGTTCATTCCGAAACTCAGGTCCACAATGCGCCCAATCATTTTGCTACCCACAGCTCCTTGTAAATCGGCAGGAAGCTGGTCAGATTCAGCCACGAGAAGAAGTTGTTGATTTCTTCCTCTATCGGCGGAGTTTCTTCCCGGGAATATGTCTCAATGTACAGGTCGGTTCCGTCGCTCACAAGGTACCGGAATTCGTAAGCGTCCGGGACGATTTCAAAGTACATCGGGTGCTGCGGTGACTCTAAATATTTCCCGGCCAGCTCTGCGCCACCCATGCTCTTGTTCAGAAACTTGATGTCGTAGATTACCCCGGCTTTCAGGCCGTCGAGGATTCCGTACAGCACCAGGTTATTTCCCGCCATGACTGTGTTGCGCATCGCCCTTACCTGCAGCTGGGCGCCCCGTAAGATCTTCGCAATTTTGCTGGCCCCGCTGTACCATTTATGCTCGGCAACCGGTACCAGCTTCTCCTTGTACTCGTCTTTCCCCCATACCTTGTCACGCTGTACGGCCGTGGGGGCTCCGTTGAGGATAGCCGTCACAAGGTTCTCAAAGTCGATGCCGTTCTGCATCGCTTCGGTCGGTTCTTTCCTTTCCCTGCGGAGTGTGGAGAGGAAGTCGTCCATGGCTTCCTCTGCGCTCTCTTCCGGAGCATTGAACGTGTACAGCCATGAGGACAGCAGGCTCTGTGTCATCAGATACCGTTCCATGCTCATTCTCCTTTCAGGACATAACCGTCTTTCTTCGTGTACTTCAGCCCCAGGGAATCAGTCTTTGCTTTCAGCATGGCCAGGGCTTCCTGCTTGCTGGTCAGTGCGTGTTCCAAATCCCGAATGGTGTCCGCTGCCACGTTCGCCGTTTCGGCATCTTTTATCTCGTCTACGATGCCTTTTACATTTTCCATGGTTTCTTCGTATTTTGCTTTCAGCGGTTCAAAGTATTCTTTCTCGGCTTCGATGTTCTTCCGTGCCTGGTCGAACAACAGGCTCATAAAGTTGTTCGGGTGCTTATTGTCCAGGAGCGGAACGGCAATCTTCCCGACGATGCCGTGGGTTCCCTTTGCGAAGTATTCCTGCTCCGGAGTGAAGCAGATCGTCCGCTGGGTGCCTAACATTTGGAGATAGCCGCCAAAGTCGCAGGAGTTCCATACGGTGTTCCTTGCGGAGCCCTCGCACAGTAACCGCTGCACCGGGTTCCCGTCCTTGTCGGCCTTCTCTTCTGCGTGGAACACATAGATGATGTTCTTGTTCATCACCGTTTTGATGTGGTTCGTGAAGTTTTGGAATTCCGTCTTCACGAAGCCGAAGCCTTTCAGGCTGCTGAACTCGCCGGCCTTCGTCTTGGCCTGCGGTTTCGTCCGGAACGCCCAGTCTTTGAGATAGGTCACGAAGCTTCCGCCCGTGTCGATGATGATAGTCTCAAAGGGAGCCACTTCCGGGGACTGCAAATCCTGCCACACTTCCTCGTAGTTGTCGGCAACGATGGTCGGGACACGATGGTCGGCCCGTACCCTTGATACGCCCCGGTCAAAGTCGATAAGCAGGGGTTTCGGCGCCGAGCAGGCCAGCGTCGTTTTCCCGATGCCCGGGGAGCCATAAATAATGGCGCTGAATGTCTGTTTTGAGAAGTCCATCTTCTCGGGAGTTAGAATCATAGTGTTTGCTCCTTTCACCTTAAAAAAATTTATTTTACAACAGCCATGGGGATAATCAGTTCTTCCCCGGGCTGGATGTAACGGCCGACAAGTTTGTTCTCCTGCCGGATTTCAAAGACGAACTCGTTAAGCGGTTTCGTCTGACGATCTGCATACCGTTCGGCAATATCCCAGACGGTGTCGCCAGCCTGCACGGTGTACCGGGCATATACGGTTTCCGTTGCCGGCTCCATTGCCACGCTGATACCTATGCAGATAACAACTGCTACCATGAACAGCTCTAAAGCGTGCTTTCTGATGTACTTTTTCATTCTGTCGCTCCTTCCATATCAACCAGCTTGTACCGCCCTTGCGTTATCTCGCTTACCCTGCCGATGATGTTCAGGCATTCCCTGTTGGTCAGGCCTACGATGTCCGGCCCGTCGTCCGTGAAGGCTTCCTTCATGACGACCAGGTTCCCGACTATGATGTCCCGGACCTGCGGATATCCGTACCACAAAGTACCGACCGGATTCATGGACAGCCTGCGGAGTTTCCCTTCCTCGTTTACCAACATGACGTAGGGGTTCGGCAGGCCCATGGGCCGTACAATTTCTACATTGCCGTGAAGAACTTCCCCGACCGAGCGGAACAGAGGCTCCGAAAAATCCTTTTTGTACATCGTTCCCGATATTGTTACAACGAGTCCTAACATTTCGCCGCCTCCCTCTTTTCCTTCCGCATGAGCTCTATCTCTTCCCGGAGCATCTTCCGGCCCTCTGCCGTGCTTTTGAGCTGGACCAGGATTCCGTATGCGCCCTCACACAGGCGGCGCATTTGGGCTTCCGGGATTTGCGAGGCATCTATTTTTATTCCTTGCATTTTGCTCACTCCTGTGTTAGAATCAATTAGGTTCATAAATGCTTTTTTCACCTTTCGCCGTTGCGGTTTGCTCCCGCAGCGGCTTTTTCTTTTACCGGCTGAATCGTTGCTTCCCTTCCGGGGTAAATACTATGGTGTACTCGTTCCCCGGGGCGATATGCACGATTACCGGCACTTCCGTCTTTCTGTTGATAGCCTTGTCCCTGGCCATAGCTTTGAGGGTGCCGATGTTCTGCGAGTAGATCGTCTGGTCGGCTATGGTGACTATGGCGTATGGCCACCAGCTTTCCTCAAGCCGGCTTTCAACTCCCTCGTGCCAGGTTGGCTTGTAGGTTCTTGCCACTGCGTTTCCTCCCAATTCATTCCCACGGCCTCATACACACCGGGCATTTGCTTCCGCAGAGGTCATGCTCATGGCCGCAGATCGGACATGCATCTCCGTTCGCTACATCGTACTCAACGAGTTGCAGCACCTTGCTTTCTTCCGGTGGAATCCATTCTTCCCCGAAGCCGCTTCCCTGTGCGAAAACCAAGACGCCATAAATCTCGATGTGCTTTTCATTGAGGTAGTTGTTGGCTTCAATGATGGTGGGCTGGCGAAGGCTCCCGGTAAATCGGTGGACAAGCCCTAACCGTTCGTTGCGGTCCCATTCATAGGTGATTTTGTTCTTGGCCATGGTACGCCCCTTTGTTCAATTAGCTTGAACTTTCAGCTTAAAAAAATAAGCGCCAATATCGCCGTCGGCAATATCAAGAATCCTACAGGCCTTGATAATCTCCGGCTGAGTGAATGGCACTTTCCCGTTAAGCTTCAGGGAACAGGTGCGCTCGGAAACCTCCATTTCCTCCGCAAACTTCGTCTGTGTCCCCAGTTTTTCAACAATGCGTCCACGTAACTTACTGTAATCGTATGGCATGTCTCTGCTCTCCTTTCTGCTGTTTTTTGTTTTGAGTTTGTGTTCAATGTCCTTGAACAATTAGACTATACCACAACATTTTGGGTTCGTCAATAGGAAATTCAACTATTTTGAATAATCTTCTTTTTGTTCTTGAACTTTGGTTCAAAATACGATATAATGAAGGCACTCACGGAGGAACAAATCATGAAGACGACAACATCTGAAAGACTCAAATTATTGATGGACGCAAGGCAGATCCGGCAGGTCGACATTCTCAACGCTGCCAAACCGTTCTGCGAAAAGTATGGGACGAAGCTGGAGAGGAACGACCTCAGCCAATACGTTGCCGGAAAGGTTCTTCCCGGCCAGGATAAGCTGACGATTTTGGGGCTGGCCCTCAATGTATCGGAAGCGTGGCTCATGGGGTTTGACGTTCCCATGGAAAGAACAATAGCGCCCACTGCCCAGGAAGAGGGCAATGAGCGCCTGACACAATTTGTTGAACTATTTAAGCTACTGTCTCCGGCAGAGCAGGACATCATCATTCTTCAGATAAAAGGAATATTATCAGGTCGGTAATGTACTGCTGCTGATCTGCTGGTAGTTTGGAGAAGAGCTCCATTGCTAATAGCAAGCGGAGCTCCGCATTCTTCTTTTCTTTGTCTTGCATAATAGCCACTCCTTTCGAATTGAGGGCTACCGGTAGCGTGTCGTAACACCATTATAGCAAAAAATGAGATATTGTCACGACTTTGTTATAGACTAACAGAAACGAGGTATCATTATGAAAAGAGTCCTTGCCATTACGTTCGTCCTGTTGCTGATTTGCTGCACCGCCTTTGCCTATGTTGGCAACCGGAACACACGAAAGTTTCACCACGATTCTTGTAGCTCAGTGTCTCAAATGAAGCCCAGCAACCGGGTATATATTGAGACGAGAGAGGAAGCCATCAATAGCGGGTATGTTCCGTGCCAGCGGTGTCATCCATAATTTAGGAGGTGTTCAAAATGAAGTTTTATCAGAAGACATGGTTCAAAGCAGTGGTCGCCATATTCCTGATATGGCTGGTTCACGGAATGATTGCCGCCTGGCCTGCCGAGCAGGAAAAGGCAAAACAGGAAGTTGCAGCGAAGCCGGAAGCGAAGACAGAACAGAAGGCCACGGAAAAGAAGGCTCTGAAATTTGACAAGGCCATTGCGGATGCGACAGCAGAACTGAAGAACAGAGAATTTAATAAGTTCACCCGGGACGTATCCATCAAAGTTGACGAAAAGGAAAAGGTCGTTTCTTTGATGGCCGTCATGGATAACGGCCTGAAGAAATGGGTTGCAATGGAATTCGCCGACACTATGATTCGCCGGTTCTCCTCTTTCGTGGCCATGTACAATGACGGAGTGACCGGGCCCAGCAATGATAATTACGGAAGCCTTTTTGACGAATACAAGATTCAGATCGGCATCGCTCCGGCCGCCCAGGTCGACAATCCGGATAACTGGTATTACATGCAGTGGATTTATCCGAAGATGCACACTAAACAGGGCCCGGATTGGAAGAAGGCCCAAAGGGAAAGCAAGTAAGGGAGACACACAATGCCCCGTAAAATCTCTGCCGGAAAACAGAATACTGCCGTCATCTATGCCAGGTATTCTTCGCACAACCAGAAGGACGCCAGCATTGAGCAGCAGGTCGAGGCCTGCATGAAAAAGGCCGGGCATGAAAAGCTGGAAGTGGTCGAAGTCTATGCAGATCGGGCCAAGTCCGGGAAGACCGACAAGCGCCCGAACTTCCAAAAGATGATGCAGGACGCCGGGACGGGAAAGTTCCGCTATGTAATCGCCTGGAAGTCTAACCGCATGGGTCGCAATATGCTTCAGGCTATGGTCAATGCGGAGATACTCCGGGAGCATGGCATAAAGTGTCTGTATGTGGAAGAGGATTTCGCCGACACGGCCGCCGGCAGGTTCGCCCTCCGGAACATGATGTCCGTGAACCAGTTCTACTCCGAGAACATGGCCGAGGATATCCAGCGAGGCATGCGGGACAATGCGAAGCAGTGCAAGGCAACCGGTTCCCCACCCTTCGGCTATAAGATAACGGCGGACAAGCGCCTGGAGATTGACGAGGCGGCAGCGAAGGTCGTCCGGGAAGTCTACGAGAAGGTGGCTGCCGGTACCCGCATCATCGACATCGTGCGGAGCCTGAACGAGCGAGGCATAAAAACACGCCGGGGCTTCGAGTGGAACAAGAGCAGCTTCAACAAGATGCTCCACAACGAACGATACCGGGGCGTGTATCTGTTCAATGACATCCGAATCGAGGGCGGACTCCCCCGGATCGTCAGCGATGAATTGTATTTCAAAGTCCAGGAGGCAATACGAATGAAACCGAATCCGAGGTGCATGGGGCGCCGCACAGCGAACGGTGTCTATCTTCTGACCGGGAAGCTGTTCTGCGGCAAATGCCTGGGCCCGATGCGGGGAGAATCCGGGCGCAGCAAGAACGGCAAACTCCATTACTATTATGGTTGTCACAACAAACGGACGAAGCACACCTGCGACAAGGCCAATGTCCAGCGGGATTTCATCGAGGAGATTGTGGCAAAGGCCATCTACGAGTATTGCCTGCGGGACGATATTATTGAGCTAATCGCAGACAACACTGTGGAATATAACATGAAGAAGCTGAAGGAGTCCAATGTCGGCACGCTGGAAGAGAAGCTGAACGATATCAACAAACGCCTGGGCAATTTCCTCCTTGCCATAGAAGTGACCGGGCCCACAAAGGCCATGTCGCAGCACCTGGCAGAGTTGGAAGCCGAACAGATGCGGCTCAACTTAAAACTGAGTGACGCAAAGGCAAATGTCGTATCGTGCAGCAGGGAGCAGCTGGTAGCCGGGATGCGAATCTTCCGGAAAGGGAACATTAAGAACAAGAAGTTCCAGGCCGAGTTGTTCGAAACGTTCCTCCGGGCGGTGTACCTGTATGACGACAAGTACAAGCTGATCTTCACCTTCGTCGGGGAAAACAACACGCTGGAGATTCCCATCGTCGAAATGCTGGACAGCAACGCCCTGGAAGCTGTTTATGAGGAGCAGGCAGACTGTTCGTATAAGGTTGCTTCTGCCCCACCAGTTAACTCTTATACGAACACAGAAGCACCGAAAATACGCATGTTTGCTGGGTTTGGCGCTTTTGTGTTTGAATTTCCCCTTTACAGTTTATAAGCAAAAACAGGGCAAAATGTAAATGCCCTGTTTTTTTTATTGCCGTTTTGGTTAAACTCTAACGGAAAATGTTATATTCTACCGTTGCCCTGCGAACATTATCCCTAAAAGATAAAATCTAACGTAAAGGAGCGGTGGCTATGACGATTAGGATTTTGCTGAGTACACGCCTTGGCGAGCGTAAACTCTCTCAAGCTGACCTGGCCCGGATGACACAGATACGAGCTTCTACCATTAATGATTATTACTGGGAGCTGACGGAACGTGTCAAGCTGGAGCACCTGGACCTTATCTGTGAGGCTCTCGGCTGCGAGATTTCCGACCTGCTGGTACGGGAACCGGACGCCGAGTTGCAGATCAGGACAAAGGCAGGCAAGCCACGAAGCCAGCGATAGCAGCTCCAAACAAAAAAGCCCGGAAGCTTCAATGCTCCCGGGTTTTTCTATTATTATTGCTTCCCTACGGTCGTCCCGTCCGGAAACTTGAACGTCAGCTGGACGGTGGCTCCCATAGCTGCCCCGATGGACTCCCACTCCTCCACGGAGAACTTGCCGGTGTTTACCCTGGCATTCAGTGTCTGCCGGGACCAGCCCATCTTCTCGGCCAGCTCCGCTTTGCTCATACCATTGAAGGCCAGAGCCATCTCAATAATCTGTTTCGCTGTCATAACCGCACCCCCTATTTTGTTGGGTACATTGTAACACAATTCTTTTACAATAGCAAATTTATTTTTTATAACCGCAGAAAAATATTTTACAAATTCCTCTTGACATTGTAAACGAAATCGTTTACAATGGACTTGTAAGACGAAAGAATAAATCCACAATACAAAAAACGAAAAGGGAGGAAACAAAAAATGTTGTTAAAAGAGCAGAACTACGGAGTAGAAATCGAACTGGTCGGAATCAGCCGGCAAAAGGGAGCCGAAATCATCGGCGGTTACTTCGGAACGGTGGCATGGCACGCAGCCAGGGAATACGGGTACGACGCCTGGGCAGCGAAAGACCGCAAGGGTCGGGTTTGGAAATGTGTCCGGGACGGAAGCCTCAGCGGCGGGAACGGCGGATGCGAAGTCGTCACCCCTATCCTTCAGTACGAAGACATGGAAGACCTTCAGAAGATCGTCCGGTTACTCCGTGACGGCGGAGCCAAAGCAGACGGCTCCTGCGGAATCCACGTCCATGTGGACGCTTCCAAACATACAATAGATTCTCTCCAGCGCCTGATGAACTTCACCATCGGCAGACAGGATTTGTTCTACGAAGCCCTGGCCGTAACCGAACGGCGCACCGCACAATACTGCCGGAAGATGAACAAGGGTCTGTTCAGGGCTCTCCAGCAGGACAGCGAACGCACCCGGGCCAGCTTGGAAAGACTGTGGTACAGCCCTCTGAATGACGGCTACCATTACGGTATCAGCCATGACCATTACAACAGCACCCGGTACCACGGTATCAACCTTCACGCCTACTTCACGAAAGGCACCGTAGAATTCAGGCTGTTCAACGGAACCACCCACGCCGGCAAAATCAAATCCTACGTTCAGTTCTGTTTGGCCATGAGCGCCTGGGCTATCGAAGGTAAGAGCACGAGCCTCCACTTCCGGAGCGTTAAGAACTACACCATGGAGCAGAAGAAAGCATTGATGCTCCGGGTGCTGAAGAACCGCCTGGGGCTGAAAGGCAAAGAGTTCCGGACAGCCCGCCTGCATCTGACGGCCGCCTTCGGTGGGAACGCCGAAGAGTCCGCAGCTTAATATAAAACGGCTGTCCTATCGGCCATACGGGGAGAAAGGATTACCATGGAAGAAGAATTGTTCGTGATGGTGGACGGGCAGCTGGTTCCGTACCGGCGCCCGGAAAAGCCCCGCTGGTACGTTGTGGATATCGGCAGAATCGTCGAGATATGCGACTCGGAGGACGAAGCCTACCGGCTCGCCGACGAATTGGATTTGGAAGTCTACCCCGAAGAGGGCAGAATCTTATATGACAAAAGGGGGAACATTGTAAAATGAAACTGTACATCGCTTATGGAAGTAACCTCAATATCGACCAGATGAAACGGCGCTGCCCGGATTCTGAAATCGTCACCACGTCCTTTGTCAACAATTACGAGCTGACGTTCCGGGGGAATCACCGGGGCTACGGCGTGGCCAACATCGAACCGAAAAAGGGAGCCAGGGTTCCGGTCGGAGTGTGGCAGATCAGCATGGCCGACGAGGTCGCCCTGGACAGATACGAGGGATTCCCGCATCTGTATGTGAAGCAGAATTTCATGGTGGAGATAAACGGCGAGAAGCACAAGGCCATGGCGTACGTCATGCGGAAGGGATTCGAGCCGGTTCCGCCGTCAGACATTTACTTGCAGACCATCGTGGAAGGCTTCGACGATTTCCGGCTCGACAAGGCCGTTTTGTGGGAAGGCGTTCGCTGGGCGCTGAAAAGGTCCTCCGAGAGTCGGAAGTCCGTTTTGGCAGAGTTCAACCAGCTGCAGGTTCGTTACCATTGGGACCTGTGTCCCCGCTGTGGCAGGGCGACTGTGAAGCCGAAAACAGCCACGAACGCACTGAGCAGACATGCGGATGTGTACATCTGTGACGAGTGCGGAACGGATGAAGCTATCCGGGATTGGGGAAGGCTCCCCCTCCCCCTTCACGAATGGGCATTGTTCAGAGAATAGAATATCCACGGAAACAGCCCTGCCGCTTCGACAGGGCGTTTTCTTTTGCCTGCCTATGTTGCCTATCGTGCAACGGATAAAACTCACGCCACGGAGCCGGCAGGTGGCATTCCGTGGATTTAATTTTGCCCGCTTGATTATTTGCAGGAAAAAGTATGGAATACTTGATTCATATCTTCGACAAGCGTTAAAACCACTCATGGTTCTAAAATGCCAAAAACAGCCTCGAAGATGCCGTTAAGAACAAGAAACGGCCTTTTTTTGTTCTTAACGGGTAAAAAGGCAAAAAAAATAAAGGTACCCCGAAGGATACCTTTATTTGATAAACATGGCCGCACGATGTTCCACAGTTCTGTGGCGTGCCTCTCGTGGTTCTCGGCCATGCTACTTAATTGCCAGCCCTACGGCAAGGCAGATCGCCGCAGCCGCCCATGTGTTCCGCTGGGCCTTTATCCGCAACCTCTCACGTTTTGCCTCGGTTGCGTACTGTTCCAATAATTTGTTGGCATTCGTCAATGAGTCTTCCTGCTTCACCGACAGACTGCGCAGCTGCTCCAGCTCTTTCTTCAATGCGTCCAGCTCTTTCCGCAGCTGTGTCGCTTCGTCCGACTGCACTTTCAAGTCCACTTGTAATCTCTCGTTGATGCTCCTTAGCTGTGCTAAGTTCGTTTCTAACATCGTCAATTCTGACTCCGTTATCTGATACACCGGCTCCGGCGTTCCGGAGGCCGAGCATGTACCCGAGGCTACCAGCAGCCACCAACAAAGCAACAATGACAAGAAGAGCAATAGCAGCTTTTTCGTCTCCAGGTCTATACTCTTGAATCTCATACATATCAATCTCCTTGGAACTCCCCACGCCATTTGCGCTGATACCATGCGGCCTTGCCTCTGATGAGTGCGCCGCCATCGTCCAGCCTGCCTTCCGCTCCGTAGTAGTCCGGAATGAACCACAAATCCCAGCGGCAGTCCGGGTCCTGCCCCGGTGCGTAGCCGTCACGCTTCGCCGCCTCGTAGTGAGTCATGACCTGCTCGTCGGTGTCCAGCGGCAGATCCAACTCGTCCGCCAGGACGGCAACGACTTCGGCCATCACTTCTATCTGCTGCGCCGTCGGAGGCTCGCTGCCTAAATTTATCCGCGAGCCGTCAGCTGTGGCGGTCGCATCCCCGCAGCAACAAAGCGATATGCCGACAGCCCCGGTGTTCCTGCCCAGAGTGTGAGCCTTCCGTTCGGTCAGGCTGTTGTCGCACATCAGATAGATTTCGCCGCCTTTGTCGATGCAGATGTGATAATCGTCGTAACACTGGCCATACCAGCCGGCGGTCCAATGAAGATAAACATGGTCTATCATTCCCCTGGCGTTATGTGCCAGCCGGCGCACATCTTCCAAACTGTCCGGCGTCATATATTTGCTTTGATACATTCTTCCCATTTTCTCACCTCACTGAAACGGCGTTATTCTGAACGCCAGCATGCACCGTTCCATATCTTTCTGCACCGCCTGGAACTTCCACCCCACAAAATTATCCCATTTCATGCCACAAAACGATGGTCTTTCATCTTTGTAGCAGAAGGCGTAATCGGTTTCGTAGTAGATATAGCCGTCCGCCGCTTCCGTTTTGATTTTGACGATATCCGCTTTGTAGATGTCTATCCCGGTAACGTAGTACGAGAATCCATAGGCGTTGTTTCTGTATAACCAGGTTAGCCGACAGACGTACCGCTGGAACCGTTCCCACAGTGTGAAGTCAGGGTCCAGCACGTCCACATAGCCACGATACACGCCGATGGTGACTTCTGCTTCTTCCGGCGGGTGGTAGCGGTAGTGCCGGTGAAAATCGTACTCGGCGAACTTGGGAACGTGGTGCTCGTCGACCATCCAGTCGATGTCGAGGTGATCGTCCCAATTCTCCCACCACAGCGCCCAGCCCGGCATGTCCCCACGTACATCCGCAAACAGCAGAACAAAAGGATTTGTGAGGTAACAGACGATGTTGAAAAGGATGTCAATGATGGCATAAAGCAGGAATTTAATGTATTTCATTCTTTTTGTCCTCCTTTTCCTCTTCCCAGCGGTCCGGAATGCCGTCCCGGTTTTTATCAATGAGAAGCACGCCCAGCAGCGCAAAGGTGCCGCAGATAGACGGCGCAAAGTAGGCAGCTATGAAATCATTGACCGCCTTATAGTTCACCACATTCTTAATGAAAAACTCATAGACGATTCCGAACACCGTAATAAATCCGCAGGCCAGGAACGCAGCGGCATAACACCACACGAACAACTTCGGGAGTGTACCGCCGCTGCCTTTTACGATTTTTTTTACCCTGTCCGACAGTGATTTAATGAGTTTCATGTTCCAAATCCTCGTGCATAACCTTCTTTAGTTCGTCAAAATAGCCGTCCACTCCCAAAGCTTTGCCGGCATCATACATTTGGTCGAATGATGCAAGCTCCCATTGTGGTACAAGCTTTTTCTTTTCCCTGTAGTAATTCACTGTCTGTATCATCCTGTTTCGCAGTAGTGCCTGCAAGGCAAACTCCACCGCACCCAGCCGCCGGAATACGCCTGTCCCCTTTTCCAAGAAGAACGTCAATGCAGCGCCCAGCAGAAATGTTACAATGTTGGCTCCGATTTCCTGAATCATTTTACGCCTCCGGCCAGTGAACTTCCTCTACCTCCTCGTTAGTGGTCGCTTCGTTGACAGCTTCTTTAAGGTCCCGGTAAATGATGTGCAGTTCGTTGCTACGGATGGCCGCAGCTCCTACCACGCCCCGCAGGGCATCTGCATTCACTTCCACCACGCTGTTGTCTGCACAGGTCCAGTTAATCGTCCCATGTGTCATGTCCAAAGCGATGATGGCAGCATTGATTCTCTCGTATGATTTGGTATCAAAGTCATACAGATGGTCAATGTACTGCACCGGTTCAACCTCTTTGGAGTCCCGGATTCCTTTCAGCTCGGAGATCTTCGCAGCCTTCACATCGTCCAGCGGAGGAACGTACGGAGGTGGGTCAATGAATTCACCGTTCACGTAGATTTTGCCCTGGGCGAACTGATTGAAGTAATCGTCCCCGCCCTGCAAATAGGTCTTTCCGGGATATTCCCTCTGGGCCTTGGCAATAAGCTCGTCTATCGTTTTTCCGTGAATTTTTAACAAAAATGTCGCAACTCGCTTGCCTTCGTCTAAAATAAATAAATAAGTCTTGTCCATTCTTTTCATCCTTTCTTGGAGGTAATAATGCGTAAGCCTAATGGTTTTGGGTGTATAAAAAAATTAAGTGGCAACCGGAGGAGGCCGTACGTTTATATAATCTCCCGGCCAGACGGGGGACGTGAGGCCGTTGCGTACTTCACCAATCAGACCGAAGCGGAGATTTTTCAACTGGAATACGTCAAGGAACATCATCATCGCACCCTCCCTGGCCATAAAGTAACTTTCGCTGAACTGTTTTACCGCTGGCTGCCGGTACACATCGCCGATATCGAACCGGCGCAGAGCACCATCGATAATTACCACAACAGCTTCCGGCATTGTGCTGTGCTGCAGGAGATGCCTGTCGCCGGCCTGAAGTTCAAAGACTTCCAGCAGGTCATCGACCGCATGAAAAAAGCGCACCTTTCGTACAGTTCTGTCAAAAAGGTCCGCTCGCTTATCAGCCTTGTGCTGAACTACGGAATACAGTATGAAATTGTGAACGTGAACTACGCCTCTTTGCTTCGGCTGGGGCGCAACAAACCTGTCAAACCGCACAAGCCTTTCACACGGCAGGCAATAAACCGGCTGTGGAGCTGTGCAGATCTTCCAGGGGCGGATGCCGTTCTGATTCTGCTCTATACCGGAATGCGTTGCGGGGAATTGCTGAAGCTCACCAAAAAGGAAGTGAATCTCCGTGTCCGCATCTTCCGGATAACGCAGAGCAAAACAGCTTCGGGTATCAGGACCATTCCCATACACAGTCGGATTCTACCTTTTGTCGAAGCACGGATGCAGCTCCCCGGTAAGTGGCTGCTCTCTGACGAAAGCGGCCAGCCGTATTCTTACGCAAGATTCTGTTCCGTGTGGGACAAGGTATTGTCGGCGTGTAACGTGCATGGCCATACTACCCATGACTGCCGCCATACCGTGGCGACACTGCTCGACAACGCCGGGGCAAACGAGGCAGCCAAAAAGAGAATCCTTGGCCATGCCGGTTCCGGTGTGACGGAAGCGGTGTACACACATAAGTCTTTGCTTCAGCTTCGGAAAACAATTCAGCTTTTAAAGTGATACCCTTGTGTTACCAATTTCTAAATCCGTTTGCGCAGATTTAGGATTATTGCAGGATAAGTTTGATGCCGTTGTTTCCTGCAAAAATCCTATAATCTGCTCTTTTTTATTGTTTAATTTTGTTGAAAATTCCTTCGTTCGGCATCGTGTCTGCGTTTCCAATTTTGACGATTTTCTGTAAAACTGCCGGAGCATTCGTCCGGATCTGCATCGTTCCCAACCTGTACCCAGGGGGGAAGTCTTGGAAGCATTGCGGGGGTATCATCAACAACAATTACGTTCCCGATAGCATTCAATGCGATTACTCCAAGAGTTGCTGTTAGCACAAGTGCTTTCGACTCAATTGCAATTGGAAGCATAGCCTTTACAAGTTTTGTGTTTACACATCCTCAAAACGGAGCCAGTGGTGGCAACTGGATAGCGGCCGGGACGTGACCAGGGGGGAAGTGCAGATAGCGGAGTCAGCAAACCTCACAAAGTAACGGTACAGTTTCCAATAACATTCAACACCGCATTTCAATGCTTTTCCGGTTATATCAACGCAAATATTATTGGAGATGAACAGAATGTATCTACAGCGGCAGGGAGTTTAACAAACAGCACAGTTACGCTTGCTTGTTCATATCCTAATTCCTCCAACGTTAGTTTTATTGCATTTGGTCGGTAGCTCCAGGGGGGATATGGAGCAAGGACTTTCAGTAAGTCTGATAATTATGATTTGCCAATTTCGTTTAGCTCTACAGCATATATACCATTGGCTTTCTGCAACAACGACAGGTCTTCCAGCCTTCCGTCGCTCCCTTGTGAAGCTGTTCCACTGACCGCCTCACGTATAACCGTTTGGTGTAGCAACTCTTAT